CACCGACATTTCACTTGCCGGGAAAGGGGCTGGGATCACCGGACCGCAATCCGGCCTGTGGCGCGAATACGCCCGGCTCATTGGCGAGATACGACCGCGATACGTGCTTGTGGAAAACGTCGCAGCTTTGCTTGGACGGGGGCTTGGAAACGTTCTCGGAGACCTGGCCGCGCTCGGGTATGATGCGGAGTGGCACTGCATTCCGGCTTCCTACGTTGGTGCACCTCACCGACGGGATCGCGTCTGGATCATCGCGCATTCCGACACCTCGGGCATACATGGGGAATGTGACGACACCGGCAGCAATAGAGAAGGGCGTCGAGAAGGCCCAGCTGGAAGCATTCGTGAAGATGCGGCCAACGCCCCGATCATGCAGCGCGATGAGCGCCACGTTCACGGCAGACGCGATAGCGAAGGCACCGAATCGCTTCCCGAGCTTGGAAACAGCGGTTGCGTTGTCGCCTTGGCCAACCCCAACCGCCCGCGACTGGAAATCGGGCAAGGCCAGCGACGCGACGCACGACCGGAACAGCCGGCCGCTGTCGGAAGTGGTTGGTGGCAGTCTGAACCCGACGTGGGTCGAGTGGCTTATGGGGTTCCCGCTCGGGTGGACCGACTCAAAGCCCTCGGAAACGCCGTCGTCCCGCAAATCCCAGAGTTGATAGGCCTCGCCATTATGGAGGCAAACCCATGAACTTTTCCCCCGGCCGCTACACTGCCTGCAAGCCCGGCTACACGGACAGGATCGTGACCGGCCTAACGCAACGCGGGGTGCTGTTCTATCCGGCCGGGCAACCGCTCCGGCCGATGGAGACGCCGACCGCTGACTTTGTGGCTTGGTGCGAGCTCGCGCGGGTGATCCGGGCATGAGCAAGCCAATTCCCCGCGAGCACATGCTTCAGGTCGCGCTGGTGAAATGGTGCCGCGAGGCCATCGCCACGCCGCACACGCTGCTAGCGTTCGATCGGTCCCGCGCGTTCAACCAGTTCTCCCACATGCGGGAGAAAGCGCGCGGTGTGAAGGCTGGGACGCCCGATACCCTGCTGATCGTCTACGGTGTGCCGCCCATTTGGTGCGAGTTGAAGGCGCCGGGGAACAAGCCCGCGCCGGAGCAGGAGGCCATGGGGGACACCCTCATGCGCCTCGGCTGCTATTGGTCTTGGGCAACCTCGGTCGGCACCTATCACGCATGGCTGGTGTCGCTGGGCATCCGGCTCCATCCCAACGCGGAACTGCTGGCGACGCTGGCAGATGCGGGCGTGCTGGCCAAGATCGGGCGGGCTGAGATTAAAGCCGGCAAGGCGCCTCGGCCCTACAAGCCCCGCGAAGAAAAGCCGACTGCAGCGCGACTTCGGAAGGTCGCGGCCGTGCGCGATCGGGTGCGGTTTTGACCCCGCCGCCCGCGCAGCTCGGCGACAAGATCAACGGCGTTCGCAAGGGCACATGCCCAGCCGGCCCGATCGTCATGGACAAAGCTCGCCGCGAGGGCGAGGTCGTCGCCGCTCGGCTGCGAGTTGGTGCGCACGAGTGCGTCTTGATGCTGGCGTGGGACGACCGCAAGGCGATCAACGACATCACCCGCGAGCTACCGCCGCTGCAATGGCATGGATTCATTTGGATGGGAGATGAGCGCGAATGGCGCGTGTCGATCGACCCGGCGACTTGGGTGCTGACCTGGCACGAGCCGATAGTCCGGCGGGTGCCTTATTCGGGGGATGCGGCATGAAGGTCGAAACGATCGGAATGCCACGCTGTATCTTGGCGACTGCCGCGAGAAACTGCCGGGGATTGGGGCGGTGGACGCTGTGGTGACCTTCCCGCTTGACAAGCCGTAATATCTAACGGAACATCGGCGCCGCAACAGGAGTCCGCGCCGTGGAACGGTTCGAGTTACGTCTACCGATAGAGGCGGTCGCACAGCTATCGGATTTATCCCGGTCCCAAGGGATCAGTCGCGCGGCCGTCATCCGCAAGGCCATCGGCGTCCTGGCCACGGCTGAGGGTCGCGCGGCCGGGTCGTATGTCGGCATCACCCGCGAGCGGGAATGCCTGGATGCGGTTCTGATGGGGCCGCGCCAATGATCGTCTACAAAATAGGGCCAATCGACCATTGGAACGGTTGGCACAAGCCCAGCGACCTGTTCCGCGCTTTGATTGGTTTTGAGGATTGCGAATGGCTTGATCCTGCGGATTGGGAAAGGTCGTGGAACAAAGCACAGAAGCTTGCCCTTCAACTCGGGTGGGATGGTGACATCCGGACGGGGCCGTTTGTGACGGTTCTTCCGGACCAAGACGGGTCAACGCCTCCTTTCCTGATTGGGTGGAAGCAGGACAACAACGGCACAGTTTTTGTCGCCTCACCCCTCCATCTGCCGTGGCTTGAGGTCAATGAAACAGAGTGGGCCGAGGGGTAGTCTCATGTCCGACAAACCAATGCCGGTGGAACTGATCGCCTGGAAGTCCGTCCGGCAGGGCGGGCTTCGAGGCTTCGCGGATGTGCGTTTGGGCGCCCTTCGCATTAACGGAGTACTGATCCATCGCAAAAAAGACGGCGCGTGGGCCGCGTTCCCGCGGAAGCCGTCTGTCAATTCGGATGGCGTCGCGTTTCGGGGCACCGATGGCAAGGTCAAATACGCGCCCGTTCTGGAATGGGCCAACCGCGAGACATCCGACCGCTTTTCGTCGGCGGTCATTGGCGCCATTGAGCAGGACCACCCAGGCGATACGGAATGACCTCATGGCCATTCCCGAGGAAATCGAGCGCGTGGCGTTGCTCGGATGGCACGTTTATCCCGCGTCCCAATACTCCCGCGCGGCGTGTTTCTCGGGTGCATCCTCCGCCGCGTCCTGCGATCTGGACGCCATCGCCCGGTGGGCATCGGACTATCCCGGTTGCAACTGGCGGGTCGTGTTCGGTCCATCCGGCCTATGGGGTATAGACTGCGACGTGCCGCCTTTGCACGAGGATGGCGTATCCGCCTTCAAGGCGATCATCGCCCAGCATTCGCCGCTACCGCCGCGCCCGGTCATGCAATCCGGGTCGGGAGGGATCGGCATCTTCTTCCGACACAACGGCGAGCCGATCCGAGGGCAATCAGGCTACCCAGCCCCCGGCATTGATCCAAGGCGCGGGCGTCTGTCGCAGACCATCCCGCCATCCCGTCATGTGGACACCAAGGGCGCCTATCGGTGGCTTGTGCCGCCGTGGGAGGTATCGCCGCCCGATGCGCCTCGGTGGTTGCTGGATCTGATGGCGCCCCCGCCGTTGCCGCCGCCGCGCGCCGCGCCGGTTATCGTGGGGGATGGGCGAAGGATGGCCTATGCTTGCGCGGCGCTCAAGGCGGCCTTGGCCCGGATTGTCACGGCACCCGCTGGCCAGGCCAACGACACGCTTAACCGAGAGAGCTACGGTATGGCCCGGTTCGTCGTCGAGGGCACCCTGTCGGACAGCGACGTGCGGGATGCTTTGATGGTGGCGGCCCGGCATCGTGCTATCCCCATCCGCGAAGCCATGGCGACAATCAACAGCGGCATTCGAGCGAGGGCATGATGGCACTTCCGTTTGACCCCCAGAAAGTCGTGTCCGACGCCATCAAGCGAGCGGCCCGGCCCCCGGTGGTGGAAGACGTGGCCCGACCCTCAATCGAGGTGGTCCCCGGCCAGCGACACATTGCGGCCGATCAAGCGATCAGCGCCATGCTGCAAGCCCGCGTCGAATTCTACCAGCGCTCCGGCTCCTTGGTCCGCGTGGCCATGACTAAGGCCAAAACGGCAGACGGCGCGATTATCGAAACGCCCGGGATAACGCCCGTCACCATCCCCATCCTTGGCCGGGCCATGGGCCAAGCCGCCGAATGGGAACGGATGACGGCCAAGAATGGACTGATCCGGGTCGATCCCCCCAAAGAGGTCGTGGAACAGGTCGCCGCCATGTCCGGCCACTGGCCATTCCCCCCGATCGCCGGGGTAATCAGCACACCAACCATGCGCCCTGACGGCACGATCCTGGACGCGATCGGATACGACGACGCAACGGGCCTGGTGCTGATGTCGCCCCCGCCCATGCCCACCATCCCCAGTCGCCCGAGCCGATATGACGCGGAAAGCGCGCTAGACCTGCTCCAATCTTTGCTAGTCGAGTTCCCGTTTGTAGACGAGGCCAGCCGATCGGTTGCGCTATCCATGATCCTGACGCTTGTCCTACGCGGCGCGCTTCTGCCGGCTGTCCCGATGCACGCCGCCACAGCCCCCGAACCTGGCACCGGCAAGAGCTACCTAAGCGATACCGCCAGCGCGATCAGCACGGGCGAAAGGTGCGCGGTCATCGCCATGGGCAGCGATCCCAACGAGACCGAGAAACGCTTGATCGCCGCCGCTTTGTCCGGCCAACAGATCATCGCCATCGACAACGTGTCCGAGATGATGGCCGGCGACTTCCTAAACCAAGTGACGGAACGCCCCCTCCTAAAAATCCGGCCTTTGGGCACCAGCGTGACAATTCGCATTCCCAACACGTTCACCGTCTTTGCCAACGGGAACAACTTATCCGCCCCTGCCGACTTGGTGCGGAGAACGATAATCTGCCGACTGGACGCCAACGTGGAAAACCCGGAAACGCGGGAGTTTGACCGTAATCCGGTGACGGACGTCCTGGCAGACCGTGGAGCCTATATCGCAGCGGCCTTGACGATCGGCCGCGCCTACGTGTGCGCGGGGTTCCCCGGCCAATTGCCGCGCCTCCCGTCATTTGAGCGGTGGAGCGATTTGGTCCGGTCCTCCCTGGTATGGCTCGGGTGCGCTGATCCATGCGCCTCGATGGACATGGCGAGGGCCGAGGACCCCATACGAGCAGACCGCGCGGCATTG